AACAACGGTGTCAGCGAAGATGACGTCCTGCGGCGTCTCCCCCTCAAACTTCGGTTCACGCATCTGCAAGATGGCCGTCCAATTCATGGACAGGGCGTCGCTATCCGAACCGCCATGCTGGTCCCGACTGATGGGCGCTCGAAACGACTTGGGCATGACAAGCGCGCGCATGTCGATTTGCCCCGACGGGAAGTTGTCGGTGTCGTTGGTGGGCTCCGCGAAGTAGAGCGGCAGGTAGCCCTTGTCAGCGGGGATTTCCCGGGAGGCTAGAACCGGGTCGAGGGCCGCCCGAAGCTGGCGCGCCACGTCATAGCAGAGGGCACGGGTCTTGCCGTACACCGTGCCAGAGACGCGGATGCGGCGCCCGCCGAAGAACGGATTGCCGACGTCCATGCCGTCAGCCTCCGCGCGTTTCTCGGTGAACTGCACAACGTCCGCGTCGTCGGGATCGAAGTCGTCAATCACGCACCCGGCGATGCCCTTGCCGAGCCCGTCCGAGCTGTCAACGGCCGACGCCACGGCGGCGTCGTTCAGCTTGAAGTTCCGGTAGATGATGTCCCGTGTGGTGTCCATAGATCAGCTCGATGATAGCAGAAAAGGAACGATCCCCCGGCCGCAACTCCGAGGGATCGTTATGGTACAGGCGGAGGTTACTTCGCCTTGTCGGCTGCCTTGGCCGCCTTGGCCTCGGCGTCAGCCTTGGACTTGGCGTCAGCCGCGTCCTTGGCGCTCGCCTCGTCAGCGAGGACAGCCTCACCGGCTGCGGCTGCCTTGGCGACGTCGTCGCCGGGAGAGAGGGGGGCTCCCGCAATCTCGGCTGCGTTCTCATCGACGCGGGCCTGCGTCGCTGCCGTCGGGGCCTTCCCGGCGTTCGAGTGGGCGGCCTTGCTCGCCTTGTCGCGCTCGGCTGCGCGGCTTTCGGCGATTTCCTGCGCCCGCTTCTGGAGGTCGGCGCGGGCTTTCAGGTCGCGCTCATCAACGGCGAGCTGTGCCCCGACGTTGAGGTCCTCTGCGGTGATTTCAGACATTGGTGGGTTTCCTTTCAAGGGAGGGTGGTGGTTGGGACTCCCCCGGCGTTACCGAGGAAGTCCCTGTTAGCTCTACGAATTGAGGCTCACGCCCCCGCTCTTAGAGGATTGGAGCCGTGGTCACAATGCGGACGTAGCGCGGGGCCGTAACGCCGTTGGCGTTCGCACCCTCGCCCATGATGGTTGCCCCGAACATGCCCTTCCAGCCAACCTGCGCAAGCTGGTGCAGCGGGTCAATCGTCCCACCGGGAGCGGTGAAGTACGTCTGGATGCTGCCCCAGTCACCGAAAGCGTAAGCATCCGGGCCGAGGATGATGGTCGAGTTGATGTCGGAGACGAAGTTCGTCACCTGCGCCGAGGAGTCCGTCGTGATGTCGATGGCGGTGCCAGCTCGGGCGTTGGCCAGAGTGGTCGCAATCTTGAACGTCGTGCCCGTCAGCTTGATGACGTAGTACGTGGTGCCAGCCGCAAGAGGAGCGCCGCCCGTGATGGACGTCACCTTGATGCGGTCGCCGGTCACAAGACCGATGTCCGTGGTGATGGTGAACACATCCGTGGTGGCGATGTACGCCGTAGCGCCGGACGCAATGACCGGACCAACGACGCCTGCCGACTGCACGGCAGCAGGGGACTCAACGAAGCGGACACCCGCGTACTCGCCGAGTTCTCCGACCATCAGGGGCTTCGACCCGGCATACCGAGCCGCGTCGATCCACCCGCCGACAGCCGTGTCCGACATGAGGTCGAACTTGGCGCCCGGACGAATGATGCCATGGTACGAGCCATCGGCGAAGGTGGGAACTCCACCCTGACCGTTGACGCCATTGCCCTCAGCCAGCTTCGCGACGGCCTGCTTGACAAGCGCGCCGGTAAGCGAGGAGTGGGGGTTGACGGTCGCATTGGAGCTGCCCGATCCGTAGACCGCGTTGGTCCCGGTAACGAGCACTTCTGCAACCCGCTTGTCAGCGGTGGCGATAGCGTTGCGAGCAACGCGGTCGGCCGCCTCTGCCATCAGGTCGAAGGGAGACTCCATCATAGCGAGGTCAGTCAGCTTGATGACTCGGCCCGCCTGCGAGGCAGAGAATTCCTCGTACCCGACGGCAAGGTCTTCGCTCGCGGGAGCGACACCTTCAGTCAGCCACGGGGGAGTGCCCGCAGAGACCGTGCCCGCGACAACGGACATATCGGCGATGTTGATGAACCGCATGGTCGAGTTCGTCCCCTTGACGAACGTGGCCTGACGGAAGTTGACCGGGAGAAGGTGCGGCAGGGGAGCCCGGAGCAGCTCCTCCAGTCGCTTGTTGACCAGCGTGACGACGGTCTGGTTAAAGTTCGTCGTGGCGGTCGAGATAACGGTGCCCATGGTGGGTGATTGACTTTCTCCGGTCTATGCCGGAACTAAGACCAGTCGGGCTTCCCCATCGCCTTCAGTCGAGCGAGGATGTCCTGCGACGTTTCCTCTTTCGGCTGGCTGGCGGTGGCGTCTCCACTGGCGGCGCGATTACTTGCGTTTGGGTTCTGTGGCGCCGGGGGCTCTGGGTCCTCGGGGACCTCAGCGAACAGGGCCTCGAACTCTGCGAGCCTGACCTCGTCCGTAATTTCGGGGAGGCGGGCTCGGGCGTTCGGGAACTTGACGTCGAGGATTTTCTGGTTTGCAATACTGTCCGCGTCGGCTGCACGCTTCTCAGCGGCCTCCAACTTGGCTTGAAGGGTGGCGATGTCGGCTGCCTTCTGCTGGTCTGCTGTGCGCTCGGCTGACTCGTACTTGGCGAGCTTCGCTTGGGCCTCACTGAGCTGACGAGCGGCTTCCTGACGAGCTGCCTCGGCTCCTGCCTGACGCTTCCGTGCGAGAGCAAGCGGGTCCTGCGCGGTGGTGGGCTTCTGCTCTGGGGACCCTTCGGTGCCCTCCGCTTCAGCCGACTCGACGCCGGTCGTGCTGTCGATTACTTCTGTCATCGGGTGGACTCTACTACCTTTCTGCATCCATTGCAATAGCAAGGGTGCAACTACTGGTTCGGCGATGAGCCGCCGAGGAGGATGGAAGACAGTCTGGCGAGGTCATCCTGAAGGATGGGCGCCAGCCCCGACCCTGAGACAGGGCCGGTGATCTGCGATGGGCCGCTCGGGACAGTAGGCGTGGACCTAGCGGAGTTCACGATGGATTGTAGGTTGCTAACCGGACCCTGCTCGACGCTCGGCTGCATGGCATTGTTGACGAGCCCAGACCCTTCCCTCACGGCAGCCGCGACCTGCGCCACCCAACGTCTGGGGTCAACCGTTTTCAGTTCGTCAGGAAAGATCAGACCGGGAGTGCCCGCCAGCGAGTCACGCGCGGCAGCCGACAAATGCGCCGCATGGTCACTCCATGGGAGCCCCGGCGTCAGGTAATCCAGTAGGAAGGCGATGGCCGACTTGTGCAGACCATCGCTAAAAGCCTGCATCTCCGGGTCGTACTCACGCTGAATTGCAATGGCCCGCTCGACATCGGCGATGACGTACGTTGCAGCGTACGGGTTCTTGGCAAGGAACTTCATAGTCTCCGGCAGCACCTTGCCCCACATATAGCTGGCCGGATACAACCCGAATACCGGATGGTTGATCGACCGCTCCAGAAACGTCCGCTTCGTCTGCATCTCGGCAAGCCGGAAGATGTCGTCCTGCGCAGTGCCAATCTTGTCCTTCAGGAGCGCGACGCCAAGCGCATGCGTACGGCTGAAGGGGGCAGCCTGAGCGGTCGGGATCGCCTCCACAAGCTGTCGGAGCTGAGACCGGGTGCCCCCTGCCTCGGGGGTCTCTTTGAGAACACCCTGAGTCAGCTTCACGACCTGCTGAATGGCAGCCTCAACGTCACCACTCGGATGCGGCCCGGAGGCCACGCGCGCCTTCAGCATGTCATTAATGCCTGAGTTGAAGAACTCATCAACCGGGTCCTTACCGAGAGCAACCCAACCTGTATCCGTCAGCATTTCAATGTTCTCAGGAGGCGTATGGCGCTTCGTCAGACGGTCGGCTCCGCCCGCACCGTGACGTCCGGCGTCCAACGCCGTCTCGTCAGCCTTAGTGCGGAAGATGCCCTCGGGGTTGACGCCCTTGCCTTGATAGAACGTCGTCGGCGCGCCCGTCGAAACGCCGGTTCGAGCAGGCCAGCCCGAGAGCACGGCCTCCGGGTTCTCGACACGGTAGACATAGCCGGGTTCCGCCTTGAAGGCGGTCGGTAGCGCGGCGACAGGTGGACGAGCTGCCTTGCCGGGGGCCGACTTCGGCACGACGGACCCCCACGCAGCAGGCTTCGACGCAGTAGCCCCATGCCCCCACTCATCGACCAGAACCTTCTGCGCCGACGGGTCTAGATGCGCACGTACGTAGGCGCCCAAGTCAGCGGGGGCAGCGGCTTCGGCCCCCCCGCCCTTCAGGAAGGCTACGAGCTGGCCCATGCTCGTCCCGAGGTCCTTCGGCCCGAGGTTAGCGGCCATCACGCCGGACAGGTACTCCCACGGGTCCATCCCGCGCTCGCGAGCGATCCCGGCGATGAGGGTCTGCGCCTCTTGGGCGTAGTGCGGGCTGATGTCGAGCCCACCCTCATCCACGCCTCGGGCAAGGTGGTTCCAGAAGCCGTCCCACGTGTCACCATGGTAGGCCAACACGCGCTTGGTGACGTCGGGGTGGGCGTGCAGCGTCGTGCGGGTCTGCTCCTCCAGCCAAGCAATGTCGTGCTCACCCTTCACCGGGACGAACTCGCCACCGACCTTCTCCATGTGGCCGGTCACGTCACGCCGGAGCGCGGCGGAGTCAGCGTATCCAAGCTCCTGCGCCAGCCGGTCGGGTTGGAAAGACTCGATAGCGCCGATGTCGTCCGGTTTGAACAACGCACCCTCGTGGATCAACCCCGTGTAGTCCATCG